CGCCGTCCCCGCGGGGGGCGCCGGCACGCTGCGACGGCCGGGACACCTTGGTGTCGCCGAGCCCCATGGCGATCGCTTCGGGAGTCGGGATCGCAAGGAACTTGCCCCGGCTGTGCGTGATGTAGGCGCCCTCATCGAACACCTGATGGAGCAGCGTGGCATTCGAGTAGACCATGCCGGCCGCCTTGATGGATGGGTGCGACGGGTAGACCCGCAGCCGCCACGCCTTCGCCAGCCCGCGCCCCAGGCCGGCCGCTTCCACCTGGGCCCGGAGGTCGATCTGCGCTGAGATTGCCGCCCGCATGACGGCGCCGCGCACGGCAAACGCCATCTCATCGAGATGGCGCGCAACCGTCACGGTCAGGTCGTTGGAGAACTCGGAGGTGAGGCGCATCAGGCTTCGCCTTCCTTGTCCTTGGAGAGCTCGGCCTCGACACCGTTCAGGATCGAGAACGCATCGAGCAACCATGCCGACTGGTCGTTGTAGCCGCCGTCATCAGGCAGGTGGGTCATGCCGAATTCGCCCCGACAACCGGACCAAATCTGCAGCACCGGCCAGATGTCTTGCGGAAGGACGGTCCGCGGGTCCTCCGAAAAGACTTCGCCGAGGATGGTCCAGGTCTCGCCGGGACCTAGATCGACTGCGAAATCTCCTGGCCTTCGGGAGATCCAGAAGGCGGTGCGGAGTTTTTTCTTTCTTCTTCTCCGGGTCGCATGAGTTCGAGCGCGCGACCGCCGATCTCGATCACGTCGATCTGGTCGAGCCGGTCGAGCAGGTCGTCAGGGACCACGCCGCCCGCCTGCCGGAACGGGAGATCAACGTTGACCCAGCCGCGCAGGGCGTGCGCCGCAGCCAGCGGCGGGGCCAGCATGTTGAACATCGTCCGTGCCGCCATCAGCCGGCCAACGATCGGAGAGGCGCGCATCTGATCCTCGATGATCTGATACGCCTCGATCAGCTCGGGAGAGGCGGCCTCTTCGGGGTTGCCCTCGCGAGCAAGGATTTCGGCCGCCTGGTATGCTTCCACTACCGCCACGAACGGGGCCGAGCTCTCCGGGTCGAGTTCATCGAGCGCGCGGCGGACCGCCCTGATGATCTCGCCGTTCGACGGGTATCGCGTGACCCCACGATAGACGAGATCGGCATTGAACCGCGCCCTCTCCCAATAGGTGAGGGGCGCGATGATGTAGACCGGAGCGCCATCCTGACCGCGCAGGCGCTCCGGGGTAAAGCGGTCGGTCTGCCGCCGTGACGTCACTGCCATTAGAAATGCACCAGGATCAGGCCGGCGTCTGCGACCGTCGCCTGGAAAGGCAGCGTCTCGGCCATCAGGTTGTTGCGGTCGGTGGGGGTGTTGCCGGTGTACATGATGCCGGGGCACACCACGCCGATCCGGTTGCCGGCGGTGGTGCCGAGCGTCGCCGCGAAGCCGGTCACGCTGCCATTCGTGAAGTTGGTCATGCGGCCAACGGTCTCGGTGATCGACATCAGCGGATCGAGCGAGCCCTTGCAGTCGCGCTGGGTGATGATGCTCGGGTCAAAGCCCAGCGTCGCTTCCGGGTTCTCCGGCTGGATCACGGTCACGCCGGCATCGAAGGACATCTTGCTGACGCGGACCACGTTGCGGTCCAGGCGGCACTGCCCGCCGATGAAGATGGGCGGCTGGCCGGTGTCGACCACGAAGCCGGTCGGGAAGGTGAAGGTCTCCATGCCGACGAAAATGCCAACCATGGTGAACTTCAGCGTGCCGGCGCCGCCGGTCGGGACATCCAGCGTCCAGGAGCCCTGCATGCCGACAAAGCGCCAGGCCGCGCCGTCGATGCAGACCAGGATCGAGCACGTCTTGATGAGGCTCTGGTCGCTGGTCGGCGTGTACTTGATGTGCTGCGGGATCGCCGCCGTGGTGGCGGTGCTGAGCACCGGGGCAAAGGTCGAGGACAGCGAAGCCACCAGCGCCGTGTTGTCCAGAACCCAGGTGGTGACCGGCGTGACAGGGTTGACCGCCAGTGTGATCGGCGCCCCCTGGTAAAGCGAGTTGGTAGCCACGTAGCCGACGCCGAGCGTGGCCGTCGTCGCCGTGCCGGCCGTGAGGACGGTGGCCGAGATCGCCGTGACGGTCGTCTCCTTGTAGGAGCAGCAGGGCATCAGCTTGCCCCACTTCGGCGCCGTGCCGGCCGCGCCACTGCCGCGCGCCATGCAGGTCAGCGTCACCGTGCCCTTGGTGCCGGCCGCGATCGGCGGCGCGTCATCGAGGGAGCCGATCATCTCGGGGTTGGCAACCTGCGACTGGTTGAAGCTGATCGCCGCGTCCGCGCGCATGTAGTCGGTCGCCGTAGCAGGTGCGCCGGCATTCCAGATGTCGGTGCCGGCTGTGGTCTCCTGCTTAACCGCAACGATGGCATTCCGTTTGCGGACATACGTCGGCATGGCGTCCTCCTAATCGGCAATCGGATTGCCGTAAGCCGTGTGGAACGAGATCGTCAGGGCGAGGCTCGACAGCATCAGAGGCGCCTGGCTTTCCTCTGCGGTGACGACGCGGGTTTCAAACGAGGCCTCGGTCGTGTCTGTCACCACGCCGCCCAAGGTTGGGTCGGCCATGATCGCCACGACCGTGCGCAGGTAGAGCGCGTTGGCTGTCGGGCCGAGATCGTCGTCGATAGCCGCGGTCACCGTCGCATCGACAACCGCCTGCATCTCATAGGCGGTCTCGCCGGCGCTCATGGTGTTGTCCGCCGTGTGCTGGCCGTCATAGACGATCAGCAGCGGGGCTTCGTCGGCATCCGGAACGCTGCGCCGGTTGCGCTGCACGGTGACGTCAGGCAGCAATGCGGTGAGCCGCGCCGTCAGCGCCGCCATGACCTGCTCGCGCTTGGACAGATCAGGCATCGGTCAGCACCAGCAGCCAACGCAGATTGCGCGCGTCGGCTGTCGCTTCCACGACCTCGTAATCCCCGGAAGACGTGGTGAGCAGGTCGCCCTTGCGCGGCTTGGTCGGAACCTCCGACTGCAGCAGGTGCGCCGACTGGACCGAGGTAACGGCCTTCAGTTGCCCCAGGCTTGGATATTGTGCCGAGGGCGAAAACAGCATGGCGCTCACCTGCGATAGACCGCCGGCAATGGGGGCGTAGACCGCCTCCACCGCCAGGTCATCGCAGGCGAAGATGCTCGCCATGCCGTCTTCGAGAGCGCCCATAGGATGCCGAGCTCAGCTCTTGGTCAGGCGGAACAGCGACTTGGGCCGCATGCAGGCGATCAGCGGATTGCTCTGCAGCTCGAACACGCGCCGGCTGTCCGTCTGCCGCTCGCGACGCTGCAGCAGGTAGTAGGGCAGGCCAACGCCGCTGATCGTGTCGAAGGTGTCCGCCGGTGCGAAGAACGACTGGAACAAGCCGGGGACGCCGCTCATGAACGCCCGCGCTTCGTTGGTCGGAACCGCGATCACGCCATCATCGGAGCCGCGATAGTTGATCCAGGTCACGCCGCCGAACACGATCGCGTCGTAGGGCAGGATCTCGGTGATCTGCGCCAAGGCATTCGGCGAGGACATCGCCCCGAGCTTGCGCGCCGCGGTGACCTCCTTGCTGACCACCAGCGCGTCGAAAAAGTTGTCGCCGCAGAGGACGACCGTGCGGCCGCCGTCCATCGCCATGCCCTGCAGCGCCAGCACCATCGAGCGCCGGAGGGTGGTGCAGGCCTGCGTCAAGATCGCCGTATCGGTCCCCATCGTCGAGACCGGGACGTTGATCGCAGTGGGCCGCGACACGCCGAAGAACGAGAACCAGTCGTAGAGCAGGCGGCTGTTGTCGGCGTCGTAGACCTGCCCGTCGATCGCGCCGAGATACAGGTGCTCCATGGTCGCGTTGATCTGCTGCCGCAGGCCAACCGGCCCCTCGACGCGCTGTTCAACGAGGCCCTGCGCAGTCTGCAGGTTCAGGCTGCCGGTCGCCCGCATAGCGAGCAGCTCGTCGGCATTGACCTCGGCCTCGCGCGCCAGATGCACGACTTCCATCACGCGGGTCTTGCCGCGGATGATGTCGGCCTGCGACGGCGGCGCGCCGCGCGGAGACGTCTGGATCAGGGAGATGGCGCCCGCCAGCTCGTCGAAGCTGACGTATTTCGTGTAGACCCCTTCGCCCGTGAACAGGTTCATCCGCGACAACAGGCCCGGATAGAACGGGATGTTGCGGTTGACGAACGCCGTCAGCGAGATGTTGGTGAAGGCGTCTTGGTTGAAGATGTCGACGATGAGGTCGGCCATGATGCTGCGCTCCGCCTACCGGACGATGATGCCAAGGGCGACGAGGGCAGCGAGGGCAGTGACCTTCTGCGGCCCGGTGATGCCGGCAGGCCAGGTCAGGAGGGTGCCGTTCACTTCGCACTGCCGGACGTTGACCGTCTGGATCACGTCGGCAGAAGCAGCCGCAGCCTTCGCGTAGAGGATGCCCGCGGCGTTCTGGCTGCCATCGACAGCGGCCGGGGCCAGAATGACATACTTGCCGCCGGTGGTGATCTTGCCGAGTACGGTGCCCGGATCGAGATCGGCGCCAGAGGCAATGGTCACCTGCTCGCGGCTCAGGGAACCGTTGGCCTCCGACACGAGATGAGCGGCCCGCCGGGGCCCCTCGGTGAGAACGGTGGCCACAGCTATGCCCTCCGGTTGTTGAAGCGTGCGTAGACATCATGCGCGGCGGGGATGGACGCCCGCGGCGCACTCGCATCGTTGGCGGTGAAGATCGCCATGGCATCGCCAGCAGCGGCCTTGGCGGCAAATGCCATCTCGCGGGCCGCGTCCTGGCTCATCCCGTTCTTCAGCACCACGGGCAGCAGCGCCGAGAGGTTCATGCGCTGCAGATCGGTGGCGATGGCGCGGACCTCGGCGATGCGCGCGTTGACCATCGGCAGCGACGCACCAACCGACAGAAGCCCAACGATCAGCCCGGGGAAGCCGGCGTCGGTGCAGAGCTGCGCAAGCTCCTGCGCGCCCGCCAACGTTTCGCCGAGAGTTGGTGCCTCAAGCGACTGAACCGGGGGAACCGCCACGAAGGCAGGCGGCACGCCTTCGGGCTCAGCGCAGCCAAGAAACTCAGTGGCCGGATCGGGGGAAGCAACTTCCTCCGTCAAGCGGGCACCAGGCACGGCCTGGCGCGGTGTCATCGCCATGATGGTCTCCTCGATTGTGGAGAGGGAGTCGGCAAGACCTGCCGCGACGGCCTCGGCGCCCATGAAGGTGCCGGCCTCGGTTGAGCGCACATCCTCGACAGACAGGCCGCGATTGATGGCCATCTGCTGGCAGAAGGCGCCGTAGAGCATATTGACCTGGGTCTGGCAGCGGGCCAGCGCTTCGTCGGTCAGCGGCATCGTCTCGACGCCGTCGATCTTGCGCGCACCCGCGTAGATGTAGGTCACCGAGACGCCGGACGAGGCCAGCGCCTTGGAGACATCGGCATGGTACAGGACCACGCCAATTGAGCCGGCGATGCCGGTGGACGAGAGCGAAATGGAGTTGCAGCCGGAGGCGATGGCGTAGGCCGCGCTGCAGGCCCGCGAGTTGACCATGGCCTTGATCGGCTTGCGCTTGCACGCCGCCATGGCCGCGATCTTGGCGCTCAGCTCCAGCACCCCGGAGGCCTCGCCGCCAGGGCTGTCGATGTCGAGCAGGATCCCGGTGACATCGCTGTCAGCGAAGGCGTCGCACAGCATGTCGTCGAGCGCCTGATAGGAGCAGAGGCCAGAGGCGGCATCCATGCCGCTGCCCCGGTGCACGAGCTCGCCGACCACGGGAATGATCGCGGTGCCGGCCAGGAATTGATACTGGCGCGGGTCTGGCATATCGGCGGAGACCACCTCGCCGTCCCACCCTTGCAGCCGGGCGCCCGGCAGCAGCGCGTGCAGCACGGCCGCACCGGCGCCGGGCTCGATGAGCTGCGGGCGGCACACCAGGGAGGCCACAAAGCGGCGTGCGATCCTCATGGCTTTTTGCCCTTTTTCGCTGGCGGCGGCTCCTGTGCGGGGTCCGCAGCTGTTGCGGCGTCAGGGGCGGCGATCGCAGCTGGTGCGGCGGCCTTGGTGCCGAAGCTCAGCCCAAGCGCCTCTTCCCGCGCGTGGTCGTCGGCAAGCTGGGCGTCCACCACTTCGATGTCGTCTCCCCGCTCCGCAACCTCGGCCTGCCGGGAGGTGAGCCCGAGCGCGATGGCTTCGCCGGTGGCGGCCACGTCCTGCACCGGGTTGAGGTATTCCCAGCGCTCCGGGCGCCATTCGCAACGGCGAAGGTCCTGCTCGTTGACCGACTTCGGGACCACCAGCGCGCCGGAAGCGAGGGCGTAATCGACAAAGCGGGTCCAGACCGGGGTGCAGAACTGCGCGGCCACCAGGTTGAACTGCCACTGGCGCACGGTCCGCTTGAACGTGCCGAACATCGCCCGGAACGTGCGGTCGTTGGTGTTCGACCAGTCGCCGGTGAGCTCCTCGTAGATGAGGTCAGCGCCGGCGGCGACAGTGCGGTAGGTCGCGGTCAGGAAGGTGTCGAAGTTGCCGCCGACATCGCCAGGGGAGTTGAAGACCACGTCTTCGCCGGCTTCCAAGTAAGTCATGGTGCCGGGCTCCATCGCCACGTCAGGCGGGCCGCCGTCAGCCGCCTCGCTGATCGGCCCAAGCGTCTCCTGCACGTTCTGAGGCAGCACCATCTCGGCCGCCGGCTTGCGAATGAAGCCGACGATCAGCGCCACCATCTGCTTCCGCAGCAGCTCGGCATCGAGATACTGATTGACCTGATAGAGCGTGGTGATCGCGGCGCTGAGCCAGGGCAGGCCGCGCAACTGGCCGATCCGGGACACATTGTACATATGCGCGACGTCCTCGGCCGACACGCGGACCGGGGTCGGGGAGAATGCAGGGAAGCCGGTCAGGAACTCGCCGGGGTGCTGCGGCAGGACCCAATAGGCGGTGCGCTTGCCGATCGGATTGCGCTCGATGCTCTGCACAATCGGGTTGAGGCGGTCGGGCACGGCATAGGAAAGCGGAAGCTGCTCGCTCGGAATGAGCTGAAGTTGCAGCGGCACCGGCAGGCCGTCGCTCAGCTTGCGGGTGCGCAGCCGGCAGAACGATTCCCCGGCTTCGACCATCTCCGACACCGCGAGCGCCTGCAGCCCATAGAAGTCGAGCACGCCGTCAGCGTCGGCAACCGCCGTCCAATCGGCCCAGAGCTCGGTCAGCGCCGCCCGGACCTTTGCGTTTTTGCAAAGCGGGCGCGGCTTGATCCCGCCGCCAACCGTGTGGGTGGACAGCAGCGACATGGAGCGCCGCGCCATCGGGTTGTTGCGCCGGGCGTCGCGGCTGCGGCGGACCAGCTCGTCGGACGAGGCATTGACGACGGCATTGGGCCCGGAGCTCGTCGGCCGCCATGCCGCCATCCGGCGCGTGACGCTGGCGCCGTGGTGAGGATTGGGCTGCGGCGTCAGGCCGGCGGCCAGGCTATCGCTCATGGCGAAGCTGTTGAAGCCCGCGGCCTTGACCCGGATGCGCGGCTTGGTTGGCGCGTCCACGTCAATATCCGCTGCAAACCATCCCGCGGAAGGCCCTGAGCGGGCGCAGCCAGAAGTCCACGCCGGCAGTTGAGGTATTGGCGCGCACGTCGGCCTGCATGGTCTGCAGGAGCAGCAGCGCCTTGTCGACGGGGATGCGCGTGATGGCCGCCCCGTCCGGATAGGCAACGTGGCCGGTGATGCCGGCTCGGGCGATCTCTGCCTTGAGGGCGTCTACATCAGCCTGCGTGTACGCCATCTATCGACCGATCCTCGCCATGTATGCCGATCGACCCACGCGACGCTGCGGGCCAGCCGGCGGTGTTTGGGGGGGATGCGGCCTCGGAGGGGTGAATGGGCCCCCAGGCGGCTCCGTTTCGGAACCATCCGGGTTGGGCCGGCGGCGGAAAAGGGTCCAGAACCCTTCGCCGTGCCGGTCGGCACCCAAGATGTAGAGGGCCGCGCGGGCGTAAACCGCACAATCTAGCCCCTCGTTCCGTTCCCGGGTTTTGCGCCATTCTCGCTTCGTCTGTCCAGCGCGATCCTTGGTCGTTACCAGTTCTTCGGCCACCATTTGCTTAACGGCCTCACCGTCGCACCATTCTGGGATGTGAACCCAGCCGGCCGGATAGCCGACGCCGTCGCCGCGCGACAGCCAGAGCCGGCGGTAGAAGTCAGACTTGTAGGTGCTGACTGAGACGTTCCAGATCGCCAGCCCGCGCCGGAGCTTTTGCCCGTTCCAAGAGACATCCACGAAGGTCGGGCCGCTCACCGGCTGGCTGCGATTGAAGCCCTCGACGCCGCGCATGCCGAGGATGCGGGGATCGCGCAGCCGGCGGAGCTGGCCGTAGATCGCCGCGGTGTAGAGGCCGGCGACATCGACGCCAACCTGATGGATGCGCATCGTCCCGCCGTCCGCGCACGGCCAGTTGGTGGCGAGCAAATCCGCCATTTCGTCCCAGGTTTCCGACTGGGACGGATTGCCCCACACGATTTCCCGCGCCACCAGCCAGGAGGTGAAGCCAGGACCCCACGCCCACACGTAGAGCTCAAGCCGGTCGGCCTGGTTGTCGATCCCGGCCGTCAGAACCAGCGCCTCCGAAGGGATAATGCCGGCATCAAGCGGCTCGCGGCGCTCGACCAGCCGTTCCCAGTCGGGCACGTCGCCCTTGTCCTCCCAGAGCTCGGCCAACGCCGTGTTCAGGAAGACGCGCAGCAGCTCCGGGTCGTCCTTGGCTTCGAGGAAGTCGCGGGTGGTCTCAACAATCCGCCGCCACGGGCTGTAGAGTTCGGAAATGGTGTAACCGGCGATGCCCTGGAACGGCTTGGAGGCCCGCCAACTGCCCACCGACACCGCAAACCGGCGCTCGGCTTCGGACCATGGCTTGTCGCACGCCTTGCAGTGCAGTTTCGCCGTGCGCCAGTCGTTATCCGTCCACTTCACTTGCGAAAAGGTGAGCGTTTGCATGGTGCTGCAGTGCGGGCACGGGACGAAGTAGCGCCGCTGGTCAGATCCCTCGAACGCTTTGTCGATGCGGGATCGCCCCAAGGTGGTTGGGGACGAGCACAGAATTATTTTGCGGTTCCAGAACGTGCTCGTGCGCTTGATCGCCAGCGCCAGGGGGTCGCCTTCCTTGCCGGCGGAGGCGGGGTAGCGGTCGACCTCATCGCAGAACAGGACGCGGATCGGCCGCATGGCCAGGCCGGCGGCGGCATTTGCGCCCACGATGGTCACATGGCCGCCCGGAAAGACTTTGTGCAGCACGCGGTTGCCGCTGTCCCAGGACCGGGCCGGCTTGACCTTGGCGGCGAGCGCCGGGCTGTCGCGCAGCATCGGGCGCAGCCGGTCGTTGGACCACGCTTCAGCCGCCACCTCGTTGGGCGTGACGTAGAGCATCGCCGAGGGGTCGCTCGCGATGTAGTAGCCGACGCCGTTGTTCAGGATTTCCGTCTTGCCGACCTGCGAGGACCACTTGAGCACCACCTGTTCCACGGTCGGATCGCTGATCGCGTCCATGGGCTCGCGCTGGTAGTTCGCCCGCTTGGTGTTCCACTGGCCGGGCTCGGCGGAGGCCTCCGGACTTAGCCGCCGGTGCCGGTCAGCCCACTGGCTCACCGTCAACTTCGGCGGCGGCGTCAGCGTCCGCAGCATCATCATCGCCGTTTCCGCCAGCCCAGGCGGGCCGATCAGCTTCAGGCTCGGCTGCGTAGACGGGAGTGCTAGCGAGAGCTGCGAGGATGTCATGGACTGCTTCGGTGAGAATGGCGTGGATCGCCGCGAGGCCCGGGGCGGCCTCGATGAGCGGCGCAACACGCGAGGGGAGGGCGAGCAGCGCGGTGCGGACGAGCGTCGCGAGGGCAACCCAAGCGCCCCCGACAACGGACTTTTCGAGCACCAGCCCATCAAGCAGATCAGCTTCGCGCAGCGCCTTGCGCGCACGGGCCGCCAGCAGCAGGTCCTTGGATGAGGGCGCGGCGTTGTCGTTGCCATCGTTGCCGCCGCCGCGCTTGCGCAGGAAGCGGATGTAGCCCTGCACGCACGGAATGACCTCGTAGCGTTTCGCCACGGGCAACGGGATCACGCCATTCCGGGCATGATAGTAGACCTGGCGCTCGGTCATATCGAGCAACCGGGCAATGACAGTGGCAGGCGCAAAACCGCCGCCAACTTCGGGCTCGGCAACCATGCAGTCAGCTCCACGGAAGTTAGGGAGCGGGCTGGACGGCGGCCACCCTCGGCCTTATCGGACCCGATACATCAAGGCCATTGCTGGCACTCGACTTGCCGATATTGGGAGCATTCGATGTGAAACGCGAACTTTAAGCTATATCTCGGGGTAGGCCGGGCGTTTGCCACCCTCATTGGTTCCGGGTCGCTAGGGTCCCTGGTCGCGGTCACATATCGCTGAGATGTTATCGCGTTTGAGCAATGACGTTTAAGTGATCGCGTTTGCGGAATAACTATTCAGAGATCGCGCATTAGGAATAACTATTCAGTGATCGCGTTTGGAGAATAACGTTTAGGAGATCGCTGTTAGGGAATAACTATTCAGAGATCGCTGTTAGGGAATGACTATTAGGTGATCGCGTTTAGGGAATAACAGTTAAGTTATCCCTTCTAGGGAATGACGTTTATGTGGTCGCCACTAGGGAATGATCCCTTGCGAGTATCACTTTACTGTTAGCGCCGAGAGGGAATGACCTTTCTGTTATCGTCTAGCAGGAATGACCTTTCTGTTATGACCGAGAGGGAACAAGGTTGCAGGGGAATGACAGCAACTAGGAACATGCTCGCAAGGGAAGGGATACAAGAGGGAACAAGCTGTCCGGGGAATAACTGGCAAGTGTCATGTATAACTATAGGACATGGAAGCACTGCAAGAATGTCATTAGGTCATATACTTTACTCTTCCGGGAAGTATGCAAATACCAAGGCTTTGTAATTGCTCACTTGATTACATGGTTACTCTAGTTCATTTCGCTTCCGGCATACCCCTAGAAAGGCCAAGGATAGGTCACTAGAGGCTAGTGGCAATTTCAGGTATCAGCATACCGGGGGGGTATGCTGCAAGCCGCTGGTGACAATTTCCACTTATGGAAAATAGGCTAGAAACTGCACTGTTACCAATTAGCATGGAACGTTTATTGCTATCGCACCATGGTATGCTTGAGAGTATTAGGGTATGTTTCTGCTAGGTAACAGAGATTTGTATAACTGCTTTTCGCCATACGCGGATATGAGAGCACTACTGCAAAGGCAACAGTGCCTAGCAGAAAGGAGACACTACCATGGCAAAGCCTGTTACCCCTGTTACCCCTGTTACCCCTGTTGCTACTGTTGAGAGTGACAAGGCCAAGTTGCTAGCTACTACTGCACTGCCTTCGCAGGAAGAGATTGACAGGCAGACAGAGGCTTTCCTTGCTGCAAAAAAGCAGGCTTTCGCTGATGCAATGGCCGCTCTTGGTTTGTCTGCTACTACTCGCAAGGAAAAGAGTAGTGAGCCTGTAGATCCTCGCCAGTCTGGCCTGAAAGCTGCCGCAACCTATAAGGCAAGGATTGAGGCAGAACAGAAAGCCGCTTTCCTTGCTGGCAAGCCCATACCTCTGTCCGCTGCAGACAAGGCAGTGCTTACTCGCAAGGCAAAGCTTGCAGCATGGGAAGCCAAGAACAAAGGCTAAGCCTCTCTCTCTCTGTTAGGCTAGATCGCAAGGGCCGCCCGCAAGGGTGGCCCTTTCTGCATGTACGCTCCGCACCTGGGTGCAGGGGCCGCACCTGGGTGCAGGGGGCCGCACCTGGGTGCAGGGGGCCGCACCTGGGTGCAGGGGTCGCACCTGGGCAGGGGGTCGCCTCTCGGCAGGGGCCGCACCTGGGTGCAGGGGCCGCACCTGGGTGCAGGGGGCCGCACCTGGGTGCAGGGGGCCGCACCTGGGTGCAGGGGCCGCACCTGGGTGCAGGGGCCGCACCTGGGTGCAGGGGTCGCACCTAGTTCATCGCGCGCAAGCAACCACGTTTAAGTCATAGCCTTTAAGCAATGACGTTTGTGTCATCGCTGTTGGAGAACCACGTTTATGTCATCGCGTTTTGGCAATAACGTTTGTGTCATCGCGTTTGGAGAATAACGTTTCAGTTATCGCGCATTTGCCATGACGTTTCTGTGCGAACCGTCCTGACGACGTTTCATTTTCGGCCAGGAAAGCCGACCTCGCTATTAGGGGCGCGCTGCTAAGCCGCGTCGTTTAAGTGGACCTGCGTTGAAAGGACCACCCCCCATCGAATGCAGACTGGAAACGGCTCGGCTAAATTTTCAATTTTCAGCCGGCGCCATCTCGGTGTTCGTGCTCGCGGGCCGCGCGTTCGGCGGCGCGCAGTCGCTCGATGTCGCCACGGTGCATTCCCCACAGTGGCGGCTTGCGCCTGGTCTCCGAGAACGCGCGCCACTCCCGCAAGTACTCGGCGAGCGAGAGCGGGATCGGCCGGCGACCGGAGAGCATTTGCATGATCGTGCCCGGCGTCGAGCCCAGCCGCTTGATGAGGTAGTTGTGCGACCAGCCGATTTCGACGAGGCACTCCTTCATCTCATCTGGCGCCATTGGCTCCGTAGT